GATGCGCTTGCTTACCATGCTGTTAAGCATTGCCTGTGTTCTGGTCAGGTTTGGCGTTTTATTACCATATTCAAGTTGCTTTCTTTTAGCATACTCTGAATCGTATCTTTTAAATGCGCCTCCGTTAAAATCAATACCTTTTTGAGTTCTATTGATAATACCGCTTATTAATTCATTAGTTAAAGATGCCGCTTCATCTGGCATTTTATTAACCAGGCTTACATACTTTCTATAATCAGGGTATCTAGTTACCGGCATAACCGTTCTCTTTAGCCCATTGCTGAGTTACTTTCATAAATCTATGACGGCAATTAAACTCTCTTTCCGGATCGTTTTCAAGCCTTAACTTTTCAGAATCATCATAATATTCTGCACGGTTTAAGATGCTTTTGCAGAACGTCCTTGTCTTGCCATCATTAACACCAATATAAACCCAAACACCGTATTTAATGTTTGCGCTTCTTATATTGATAACTTCTTGCTGATATTCTTGCACCGCTGTTCTTGCGTATGTGTTTGCATATCTTTGCAGGTTCAAATCAGATAAAGAAGTTTCTAGCGCCTGAGCCATTTCATTGATTGATACATCTGCCAATGCATAACGATATATTTCTTTTTGTACCGCTTTGCCCGCATCATCAGCAAGCGAAGTAAAAAAACCGCGCTTCATTGACTTAACCGTGTCCATTGCAAGCGCATCTTCTGCCGTAAATACCGTTGATAAACCGGCCTTCTCAAAACTTTCTAGTATTTCACCATAAAAGCTATCGAACCCTTCAGTTATATAGATATCAACCAATGCATAATACCCCGAATCTCTGAGTATTTCTTGCCAAACGTCAGTGAATTGTAATATATCGGTTGCGTTTATATTTGACAACCTGGCAATGGCTAAAGTATTGATTCGTGCCAAAACCTCAGCTAGTTCGCCCTCAAAGTTTTTTATTAATGATTCTGATTTATTAAACTGCTTATTATAAATCTGATCCAATACGCTCATTTATAACCCCAATGCGCTTGAGGTTGGTGGTAAGTTTGATCCGCTTACACGCTCATAAAGCTTATTTCTTGCTTCAATGTTTTCAGCCACTACCAGATCAGCATCCTGAACACCTTGAGATTTTAAAATCTTATCCGAAGATGTTAATCCTAAATCAATGGCTTTAGCATCATTGTTTAGTTTTGTTTCACGGCTTTCAGGGTAAGAAGGTTTAGCAAATACAACCGAATCAAGTGAACCATCTGCAACCGTTCCGAATTCACCACCAACGATTTTAATTAACTCGAATAATTCTTTTTCATAGTGGACAAAATCATCTTGTTGTGATTGCACAAACTTATCAACTTGAAGGTTTTCCATCTGTAAAGCGAATCCGCTTGATGGTGCGCCCGTCATTCTGAACTGACTTGGTGAAATACCATAAGCAACGGCTAAATCATTAGCAAGTCCTTGAATTACTGTATGCAATTGCTCGTAGTTGCTTTGCATATCCAAAACATCAATTTCGGTATTCTGTCCAGATAAAGTCAAGATACTTAACGGATCAGATAATTGGCCGCTTAGTGACTGAATGTTGTCACCCTTACCAACCAACTGTTTAAATGATTGTGACTTGATAATGTGGTTTAAGAATGTTAAATGAACGCAAATATCAATAGTAGAGTTCACCATATCGTCGCCGGTATAAGCATCGAAGAAATGTTCATCACGCCAACCGTTATGCATTTCAACAAAAGGTAGAACGCCGAAAGGGTTAACACCCTCTTCATTGCCTTCAATCAATACTTTTGTATCTTCGCCTTTTGAACGGTCAATATAATAATGCTCTTCTGCCGACCAAAACGCCCAACGCTCAATAGAGCCTTTATCGCCAAGATTTTCAACGTAGTATTTAACTGTGTCTATCTTGCCGTCTTTGGTTGTAACTTCTGTTCTATGTGGCAATCTTAAAACAATTTTAACCTTATCATCATCATGCGTTACTTGCACTAGCACGTCATTAAAAGCATTTAGATATGTATTGGCCTGAGCCATTATCTTGTTTACTCTTAGCGTGTTGTATAGCTCTGCGTGTTGCTCGTTTGTGAATTCACGCTCAACCCCAAAACTATAAACATGGCTAATCTTGTTTACAATCTGCTTATAAAGGTTTGTTTGATGGTGCAGCTGAACGTCAAGCTTTAACTCTTTAAATGCCGCATATACCAAACCAAGTTTATTTTCTACCTGATCACGATAGTTATCGTTAAACATATTGAAACGCTTTTTAAACTTCTCAATTCGTGTTACCGGTAAAGCGTTATGCAATGCCAAGCCTTTTGTTAGGTCAACTGTATGCATTTATATCTCCAAAGCGTTAATTAATTAGTGACCAGTGCGCTTGCGTAGGCTTCCTGTGTGAATGACAAGTAAAATATATCTATTGTTTTACTCATAGTTTATTCTCCAACTCTTTAACTCGCACTGTTAACTCCTGAATAGCTTTTACTAAAGGCGGGATAAATTCATCGTAACCCAATGAAAGTACGTCATCTCCACCATTGATTTTATGGTCTTGAACACCACCAAAACCAGTGTTAAGTTCCATAACTTCTTGAGCAATAAAACCTTGGTGAAATCTATTACGCTTTTTAGAACCATCAGTCACAATATTAGAAAGCTTATTGTCTTCTAACCAAGCATCTTTAATAACTTGATATTCAGACATAACCTTTTCATATTCTGCCAACTCAACTTTATATTCAACCATTGCGGCTTCATATTTGTCTAAAGAGTCCTCATAGTGTTCATAGTCTTCTTCGATAGGTTCTAATGGCATCTCTACAGTCGGTGCTTCAGGAGCTTCTGTTCGATAATCTTCTCGCATATCCCAACGGTACTGAACAGGTCTTAGTTTTTCTATGAAAGATAATCCAAGGTCTGTATCGGTAATGTCTGCTTTATCTCTAACATCTGAACGGTTTTGAACAGTACCATAGACATAAGTTGTTGTGTTTGCATCACCCAACTGAACCTGATTACTGCCAGATACCTGAGCGTTATAACCTATACCTGTAACATTAGAAGATGTATGGACAGTAAGTAAAGCTCTTATACCATTAGCAGTGTTGTTATTGCCTGTAGTGTTATTGAATAAAGCATCTCTACCATTAGCAGTGTTGGAAGAACCTGTAGTGTTACTATATAAAGTATTAAAACCATTAGCAGTGTTCGCAGAACCTGTAGTGTTACTTCTTAAAGCATCTCTACCATTA